TGGTGAGGGTTCTCGATGGCGCTTGGTTCACTTGAATGAGTTTGGATATAGCAAGAATCCACATCCAAGAGGTTTCGGTGTTATCAGACGATTTTCAGAATCAAATGCTCAAAAATATAAATATCGTATTGCTAACCACTTAAAGATTGAGGGATTTAGATGATTAAAGATAAGCTAACAGAACTCTACAATGCTTTGAAAGAAGATAAGACTTTAGCTGGTATTAGTATCAAGTCATTTGAACGCCCTGAAACTTTATCAAATGACAAGACGAGTATTGTCATTAAACCTGTTGGTTCACCAATGCAGGCAGTAAGTGGCAGTGATACAAGTTTAGCAAAGGTTTTTCTCTATCAAATCAATGTAGAGTCAAAGAACCGTGTGGAGTGTAAAGAACTCCAAAGAAAAATTGAAAAGATTATGGAAGAACAAGGATTTTATCAAACCACAGGTGGTTTAGATGAATGGATTCCAGAAATCAAACGCTACGTAGATGCTCGGACTTATAAAGGTCGGAGCGCTTTATATGAAGAATATTAAAAATTAAGAAAGAGGTGCTATAAATGGCATTAGTTGGTTTTAAACGTATGACAGTTCGTGTGTTGGATGGGAATGCTACTCCAACACTTGGACAAAACCTTTTTGTAATCGAAGGTCAAACTGGTAAAGGTGCGACTCGTACCGCTAAGATTTCAGGTCTTGCAAGTGATCCAGTAAAAACCTATGGTAGTGACGTTGCTTACCACGTATCAAACCGTGGTGTTGGTGATGTCAAGATGGAAATGACTGCAGTTGATATTCCTGCAACTGTACTTGCTAAAATCCTCGGTCATGCAATCAAGGATGATATCATCGGTATTGGTGCTGATACCGTAGCTCCATACTGCTCAGTCATGCTTGAATCTAAAGCGGCAGACGGTACACAAGCACAAGTTGGATTCTTCAAAGGTCAATTCTCAATGGATGCTGAGGAATTTGAAACCCTCAAAGACAAACAAGAAGAACTTCCAGATGATAGCTTGAGTTTCTCAGCTATTGCAAGTGACGATGCAGACACTTCTGGTCTCTACTACATCAAGTACATTGGTAAGGACGAAGAAAAAATCAAGAAATTCAAAGGCCAACTTAAAATGGTTGCTGCAGGGTAGAAGGAGAGCGCAAGCTCTCCTTTTATCTTATTTCTAGAAAGGAAAGAATATGGCTACGGTTAAATTTTTAATTAAAAATGAAAAAGGACAAGATGTTCAAAAGACTAGTAAGGAAATCACTACCAAAGATTATCGTAACTACCTGATCATGAATGAAGCTTTAAACGATGATTTGTCTGAAGTAGAAAAACTCGATAAAGAGTTAGAGTTTATTGCCTCATTGTTTGAAGATGTAGAAGTGGATGAATTGCTAGAATACACTGACATGGCTGACATCTTTGCAGTTTTCACAGACATTTACTCTCATCTCATTGGTGATGTTGACCCAAAGGAGAAAAAATAAAGCCAAGTGAAGCGCTGAAAAGGTTTTATGGTTTTGTCAAGCAAGCTACTGAAGGTCCATACGGTATGAGTATCCGTGATGTGATGGATACGACCTGGGAGGATTTAATGGGAGTTATTGACGAAACAGAATCAGCTAAGAAAGAAGAAGTAATGGACCTAGCTGACTTTCTGGAAACAATTTAAAAAAGGAGGATTAGAATGGCAGGTGGAACGCCACTAGGACAAATGTATATTGAGCTAGGGCTGGACGTATCAAAGTTTAATCCTACACTTAACGGTGCTAAGAATGCAGTAAAGTATTTTCAAAGCAACGTTAAGGCGCTAGATAGTTCTCTGAAAGATAATGGAAAAAACACTGACTTACTACAAGCAAAATACAAGACTTTAGGTCAAGCGATTGGATCACAAAAAAAGGTCTTGGATGAAATGAAAAAGAGTTTTGATAAGCTCGAACCAGGCACAGCTAAGTTCGATAAAGCAGCTGCAGACATTGAACGTGAAAACGCAAAGTTGGCAGCAATGGAAGGCCAACTTAGACGTGTCGAACAAGCATTGATTGCAGTAGGTAAAGAAAATAGTTTCGCCACTCGTTTAAACAAGCTAGGTGATGGTTTGATTAAGGGTGGAGATAAGATTAAATCATTTGGCGACAACGTTTCCACGCTAGGCGGAAAATTAACTACTGGCTTAACTGCTCCATTAATTGCAAGTGTAGGCTTGATTACTAAAGCAGCAGTCGACTATGAATCTGCTTTTGCAGGTGTTAAAAAGACAGTAGACGAGACTGCAACAGTTTCTTATAAGAACCTATCAGACGGTATTCGTCAAATGGCTAAAGAATTGCCAGCAAGCGCAGTTCAAATTGCAAATGTAGCAGAAGTGGCAGGACAACTTGGTATTAAGGCAGATGATATCCTTAAATTCTCACGTACTATGATTGACATGGGAGAATCAACCAACTTGAGCGCTGAAGATGCTGCAACTGCAATCGCTAAGATTGCAAACATTCTAGGTCTAACATCGGACGAATATTCTAGATTCGGTGCATCTGTTGTTGACCTCGGTAACAACTTTGCAACAACCGAAAAAGACATCGTAGAAATGACAAATCGTTTAGCAGCAGGTGGTAAACTAGCTGGACTAACTGCTCCAGAAATCTTAGGTCTTGCAACTGCTATGAGTAGTGTGGGTATTGAAGCAGAAGCAGGTGGTACTGCAATGACTCAAACTCTTACAGCTATTGGTAATGCAGTCTCATTGACAACCAAGGACTCAGCAGATGACCTAGCTTTGATTGCTAAAGTAGCAGGAACAACATCAGAAGAGTTCCAACAAGCTTGGAAAGAAAAACCTGCTGAAGCTTTGCAATCTTTTATCAAAGGACTTAATACAGCGCACGAAAAAGGCGCAAATATGGATGCTATCTTGATGAAATTAGGCATGACAGGGATTAGGCAAGGTAATATGCTTAAATCTTTGGCTTTATCATCAGATAAAATGAGTGCAGCAGTAAACCGCTCCAACCAAGCTTGGAAAGAAAATACTGCCTTAACCAATGAAGCAAATAAACGTTATGAGACTACCGAATCTCAATTAAAGATGTTTAAAAACCAAATTACCGACCTAGCTATTGAGTTTGGTGGACCTCTATTAAAGGCGCTACGAGACGGATTAAAAGCGGGCAAACCTTGGATTGAGACATTGGCTAAGATGGCTAAACAGTTTAGCTCAATGTCTGAAGAACAACAAAGAAACATCTTAAAATGGGGTGCTTTAGCCGCAGGCGCTGGTCCAGCGCTATCAATATTTGGTAAAGGTATTGGTGTTATTGGTAACTTAACCAAAGCATTAGGATGGTTGACCAAAGGAACAAGTAAAGCAGTAGGTGGAATATCCTTAATGGCTAAGACTTTCCAAGCGTTTAAAACAACTGGAAATCTAACCTCTGCGTTCCAATTAGCAAGCTCTGGTATGGCATCCTTTGGTACTGCTACGGTATCAGCTTCATCATCAACAGGATTGCTAGGAACATCTATGAGTTTGCTTGCAAATCCTTTAGGATTGGTAGTTGGAAGCCTAGCCTTGGCAACTGCAGGTCTTGTCTATCTTGGAAACGAGAAAGATAAGGCTAGAATCAAGACTGAAGAGTTTGGTTCACAGTTAAGTGACACTACAAGAGGTGAGTTGAGAAATTTCCAGAAGACAGTTGATGAAACCAGTACAGCAGTCGCAAACTTTGGAACTCACGCTGGTGATGTCGAAAAGGTATCAGGAGCTTTTAAAAAGCTTTATGAAGATATTCAAGCAGCAGCAGACCAAAGCAATCATAGAATGGAAGAGCTGGGTGCTAAATGGGGTCTTAGTGAAGAAGATATTGCTAAAGCTAGAGAAAAGAATGGTCAGGTAGTATCTAATACAGAAGCCATGATGAACCAAATCAATGAAATTTACCAACGTCATAATGGCGACGCTAGTAAGTTTTCTCAAGAAGAAAAAGAAATCATCTTGAATAATCAAAATGAGATGATTAAAGCTAAGTTAAAGCTGATGAGTTTGTCCGAAGAACAACAAACAGCAGCACTTCAAGCTTTAAATGGTAAAATCAGC